CTTCAAACGTGAAGTAACGTAAGTTACTTACATGCTACAGGCAGCATCTCTGCTGCTTACGAGCATGGTACCCAGCCGACTTTATATGATAAAGAAGACTGACGGGGAAACACCCCGCCACCGTCGAGGACCTTGCGGCCCTCGCCGTTTCTCTCTCGTGTGCCATCACTGGCACCATAAAGCGCGGTCGCTAGCACTACTCCGGGATGCCAGTTGACATAGTCTACCCTTATGGGGCGGACTGGTCGGTAGGCTCGTATGTAGTGAATTCCTGATCGCTCACGTCGGATGTTGATCCAACGTTCTTCCCGCTGATGGATGACAATGTCTCCGAGACGTTCCGGACCTTTACAGGCTCGAATAGTTGTCGGTAAAGCATCCATGATAGCCAACCAAGCACGGTGATAAGGAGTATAATCGCTGTTAAGGCGACTGCTGCTCTTACCAAGTCTTGTAAGGCCGTTTGCGAGAGTGATGAGTTTTTGCGGTTCATCCGGTGTCTCCTCTAAAAAGAATGGACGTACGTCCAAACCATTGAAGTAGTCACCGCCGCAAGATTCCCTGAACGCACCATCTATGAAGCTTTTCGAAGCATTAGTGGTGAATCCAAAGAATTTCAGGGCAGAAATCACATCGCTAGCTATGAACGTAGGCACTACTATATCATCTCCGTAAACAGAGATGATGTTCGTGCCCGTCACAGTGTAGGCACCTTGAGATGGTGCTATAACTGCTATGTCATAGGTTGATGAATCCTTGATTCCCCTCCACTCCAACACAGCGCAAGCTATGCTGTAGAAGATCAGGGTCTCGAGTTCGAATGTGAAACCATTCCCCATTGAGCTGAATTTCTCCAGCCGTACCCACTTGCCTTCAATAAAAGTAGAAGGCGAACGAAGTGAGTCGAGTAGGGTGAACCACTCGGGGGAGGCAAGGAGTTTAACAAGGTTCCTTGCGACGGTATCGCTAGCGTTCGACTCATCAATCGTGGCCACACTTCCATCTATACTGCCCTTACGGGCGAGATACATATGAAGGGGCTTCCCATTAATGATATCGATACCGACATTCTTAAGTTTGTCGCGGATTACTCCGCCTACGCCTAACTGAAAGAAGAGATTTATGCTCGGCTCCATGCAAATACCACGCTTCGTGAGCGCAGTTTTGTCAACGGATAAGAACTTATTTCCCTTCACCAGTGTAGGCGAATGTCGATAGTACTCAGGCACAGTGTTTAGCCTATTACAGCCATAACGTGCCCACGCGGTTTCTTCCCAGAGAGGGAGTAGACACGTGGTTCCGAGTGTTAAAGTAGGGTCACTATTCATTTTGTCCGGTAAAGTTGAGTACTTCCCGATATCGCCAAAAGTGCTACCCGGCCCAAACTTCCCTCTCAGGTTGTTCGGAACACGGCCAAGGATTGACTGGAACTTTTTTCGCACGAGATTAACAAAATCTAGTGTGCCTTGTTCACTGGCATTTACTGCCATATGAATGAAGGGTGCCAGTCTCTCATTGGTTTTGTAACACTGGGACTCACAATCAAAGAAGGTCTTTACAGCTTTCGCGTGTAAATCCTCACCGAGTTCAAGGTCTATAAACTTCTTAAAGAAGTTTCCGACGATGGCGTCGACTTGATAAGTAGGTCCATGCGTGTATTTACGCGGATCAGGTGCATTACTGACCAGATCCCTCCATTCACCATTCTTTAAATGCCGAAGCATCTTGTAGGCAAAAGGAGTGGCGGCTTCATAGACTAATCTAGTGAAGCAACGTACGACCGTAGGGTCCATT